CTCCTGTTAAACCACTATTTGTAATCGACATTCTTTCAACACCACCAGTTGAAAACTTGATAGTGTCAGCAGAAGGGAAGCTTATTCCTGTATTTGTGTCATCTCCAACGACACTTGGTGCGGAAACTGATCCAGCTACACCTTTAACACCAGTTGTTCCAGAAAGTTCTAAGCTCATAATTAAAGAATAACAAATAAACTGCCAGAAGGCACAGTCACAGTAACTCCACTATTTATAACAGGGCTTACTGTATGTGCATTTTTTCCAGAAGTAATTGTATAGTTTGTTGTTACGTTAGTATCTGATTCAAAGAACACTTCATCAGTTCCTCCTCCAGTAGCTCCAGCACCTCCACCAATAGCACCCCAAGCACCATTGTTATAGCCTTCAAACTGATTTAATGTTGAGTTATGTCTAAACATACCAACAGCAGCACTACCATCTCTCTGGGCTGTCGTACCAGAAGGTATCGTTAAACTAGACGTATAGTTATGAATTACTTTTCCTGTAAATGTAGACCCTGATAATGCTGCATGACCAAAGTTTGCTTCGTTTATTTTTCCTAAAACAACATAAGTTGCAGTATCACCTGAGACTGCTGTTGCTATTTTTAATTCATTAGTGGATGTATTTATATGAGGTTGAAACTGAGCTATATTTGCTGCTCCTGATGGGTCGCTACTTCCAGAACTTAATGTTCTTAATGCTGTAAATATTTCATTTAATTTCGTACGAACTGCCGCACCCGTTCCATTGGCGGTATTGTAATTATTACCCGACAGCCTGATACGTGAAATTTCTATCAACTGAAGCATTTGAAGAATTTTTAAAGTGAACACTAAAACCCGTTCCAGAAACACTTGATATTTCAAAAAAGTCTCCAGACTGCATATTTTGTGCAGTAATACCGACAGAAGGTAAGCTACTATTTACACCACCAAGACCAGATGTTCCAGTAAAGAAGGGGCTTTGGAACGTGACTGCTTTTGCTGATGCTCCACTTGCTGTAGTTGCAAGACTCTGTTCTGTTCTTCTTTGCATAGAAGCTGTATAACCTAGTTGGAAAACTCTAATATCCTGTGCTGGATCATCACTTGTTAGATTTACTTTAAACTGAAAACCTCTTCCTTTATAAGTTCCATTTGTAAAAGTCTGAAAACCAGAATAAGTAGGAGATCCACTATTAGGATTATCTTGAGTAACACGAACTAGCATTTCTGCGTTTACTTCAGTTGCAGTTAATCCTTCAAAGTCTCCTCTTGCGTCTAAATCTGGTATTGAATCAAATAAATCTGAAGGATAAAATGCTTCTGTTAAGAAATGACGTTTCAAATCAAGACTATACACATCTCCTAAATCTAAAGTAGTACTTCCTGGTGCTCCACCAAATTCATAAGTACCTAATGGTGCAATACCTCCTACATCATCAAGAGATGAAACTAAATCAAAATCTGTAATACTATCAAATTGTCCTACACCAGTAAGATTTAAAGAATTTGTTGGGGCATCAAAAGCAACATTAGTTTTTGTTCCTTGAAATTTTGGAACATCTAAATCTTCTCTTCTTGTTTGGATTAATTTTGCATCAAGAGTATCGGGTAAGTCTAAAATTACACTTGCTTCACCAGCACTAAATCTACCCCCATCATCTTGAAATTTTAAAATATACTCTCCTTCAAGAAGTGGAACATCAGCAGAGGTTGTATTACCAGCTAATGCTTTTACTAAATCAGTAGCGTTAGAAAAAGATCCCGTTCCATCGGTCTTTGAAGAGTGTCTTACATAAACACGGCCACCATGAGTAACATCTAAATCTGTTGCTAAATTCCAGCGTAATCGTACTTGTTTATCATTTATTGGTTCTCCCGTTAGTCCTGTGACATCAGCAGGAACAGCAGTTTTACCAACAGCATTAAAAGTATCACTAGCATCTGTAGCACTAGGTTCTAGAGCAGCATTTAAACTACGAACAGATACTTCATAAGCTCCAACCTGTGAGTTAACAATTTCAAAATCAGGACTACTGGTTGTAGTCGAGACAACATTATTATCTTTAAATCTATAGTTAACTAAATAGTTTGAAACACCAGTTACAGGCTGCCATCTAACGATTAATTTAGATACAGGCTGGTTATTAATAAGAACTATCACTTCATTAGCTGACAATCCACTAGGAGGAGGCTTAAGAAGATTTAAAGTTGTAATTTTTTGAACTGGAATTGGCTGATTATCTTCAATAAACGCATATTTTTCGTTTACATAAGCTAGTGCTGTTATTCCATAATTAATACCATCGACTTCTTCGACAGATATAACTCGGAAAGACTGAGCAGAAATAGTATCGTTTTCAAGTAACCAAACACTATTAGAATTTGGTGTCTGACTTAAAGCACTATCTAAAGTAATTATCTTGCCTGATATTGCAGTTACATTTTTAGTTTCAACTGTTCCATTTGGTAGTATTACACTTAATTTAGGGTTGTTTTCAGCAGATAAATCAGTTGAATCTGAATCATCTACAGTTATTTGAGTAGTCGTAGCAGTATTAATTCTTCCTCCTCTTCTTACTCCTGATCTCCCTGGATCGGCAATGCTGACAATCGTTCCAGGTCTAACAACAATTCCTGATTCCATTGAAGCAGAAAAAGTTACTACTTCTGTTTCTCTTTGTTCTGTAAATAATATTGCTTTTGCAAATCTTCTAGCTTGACCTCGACTTGTGCAACCTAATGCTTTTACTCTTTTAACGTGTAATCCATATTTATTTCTATAAGCTGACTCTGCTTCTACTTCTTCATAATCTAAATCTCTAGTTTCCATATTAAAATAGGAAACTGCAACTACTGTGCTTCTAGTTTTTAAGCTGCTACCTGTATAGCTGAATCCTTCGGGGCCAACATTAGACAAAGTAAATAAGTAACTAGGATCTTTAGGACTATCTTGAGTAAGAAGTAATGCCCCTTCAGACCAAATAGGCATACATCTCATTATTCCCGATAAAGTATTTATGACATCAAAAGCTTCTACACTTGATTGAATATTTATATTGCAAGCAAATCTAGCTTCCTGTCCATTAAATCCATCATCAACAAGTTCGTTAGAAAACTTACTTGCAGTTACAAATGAAAATAAATCTAAATTACTATCAATAATATGATTACCTAATCCATACCTTGTATTAGTAATTAAATCTAAAAGTATTAAAGCAGGGCAAGTTGTCCATTGAGCAGCACCCATTACTCCATTAAAAATATATCCAGTTGGATAAACTATTCTGCCAGTTTGTAAATCTACAGTTGGAGTTCCTGATGAGTTAGCTCCTGCACCTGGGATTCTTACTTTTACTCCTCTAACTCTAAACTTTCTAGCAGGAATCCTAGTAAAAAATTCTGAATCTAAACGCAACCTTGTGTAAGCACAGTCAGGATAAGTACTTGAATCATCTTCTAATTCTGAAAAAGATTGCCAGATTAAATCTCTTGCTATTCTATCGGTACTATTTTCAGAGGTTTTTGTAACACGCACATCTACAGGATGAGCACCAGTAAGAGCAATTCTATATTCTCTGTTATAAGCATCTGCTGTTCTTCCTCTTATAGTGTCGGAGAGAACTGTAGTAAAACCTCCTCCGTTATATTGAATTTGAATATTAAAAGTAACTTGGGAACCATTTATATCTCCATCCTCTTCTAAAATTTGCAATGTAGGTACAGTAACAGTAACTTTTACAGCATCTAAATCAGTATTATTAGTAAGTTGTCTAGTTACAGGATTACCATTTGGTACTTCTACTCCCACATTAAAGACAGAAGAACTTCCCGAAACTTTAGACATTTTAGTTTGAGAACTCGTTCCAAAACGAACATCAAAGTCTATATTTTGATGATTAAATTCAACATTCTGTGGATTAGTTGAATCAGCAGTAGAAGCTAAAATAGGAGTATCGTCTAGGAAAATATCTTTCTTTGCAGCATTGAAATAAGCAGTAGTGCCTTTAGTTCTTCCTTCTTTTGAAGGACTTGAAAAACCTTCTATCTCACCTTCAGAAATAAGATCAAGTAAAGTAGCAAACTGTTTACTATGTAAATTATCTGGAGTAATAGTAGGAGGACTTCCACCTCCACCCTTGTTACCTCCTCCACCAGAACCAGCAATACTTGGCCCTAATCCAGCATTATGAACACGAATAGTATTAGCAATAAAAGTATGATGTCCTTCAACAGTTAAGTTATAGACAGTATGTTCTCCAAGTTCAGTACGTTTAACAATCGGTCTTAAGTGACCAAATTCATCAACTAAACAATCATCAGTCTTTAACGTGCCAATACCGACAAACGCATTAAATTTATTTAAAACCCAATTGTTTGGTGTTGCATCTAATTCTTTACCGCCCCATATTTTATATCTAGTAACAGATTCTTTTTCATGCTCATGTACTTTTAAAACTTTGGCATGATAAATAGTACCTTTATCATCGAAACTACAAACAATATCACCAACACTAATCTCTTTAATTAATTTAGTGCCACCTGGTATAGAAACAGGAGTATCACCAGTAAAGCAACCTCCACCTCCTCCTGCTATGTACTTATTTGTATCCGTCATGCCTGTACCGCTTCTGTATCTACATCGCCACTAATAACAACGGAACCTGTAAATATTTCACCATAAACAATCGGAACTGGAGTACCAGCCCTTGCTGTGTTTTGCGTTCCAGAGAAATTAAATGATATTTGTGGATTGTCTTCAAAGGAAGCCTGTTGGGTAGGATATAACATTTCACCAACACCATTTAAAACCATTCCAGCACCAATCGCACTTAAACCCGTACCGATAGCTGTTCCTAAAAGACTACCAGCTACTCCAGTAGCTCCTACAAAAGGTACCGCTGACGCAGATCCAGCAGCTAAAGCTCCTCCAAAACTTTGAGTACCGAATAATCCTGCACCTGGAAAAAAGAATGACGCACCAATTAATAATCCTCCCAATAAAATATTTCTAAATCCACCACCTGCACCTGATATTACTGGAACGATATGAATATCCTGTTGTCCTATTGGATAATCTAATTCATCTTCATTAATCTCGTAATTCCCAATTTTTACTTGATAATGTTTAGGAGTCATATACTTTTCAACTTCTGGAAAATTATTTACTAAAAAACTAACAGCTTGAGGTAAATTATGTACTTGCACTTCAAATTCTTTGTGGCCTATAAATTTAGCCAACTCTCCATACAATTTTAGTTTACGCAACATAACGATACCGCCCTCCTGTACATTTTAACAACCAAGGTGAGTATGGCTCTCTACAAGATAGTCTATCTGCTAAATGATGTAAAACATCTCCATCTAAGAAAATAGCCACATGATTTAATCCTTGTCCAAAAATACTCATTGCTAAAACATCACCATTTATTAATTCTTCGTTTGGATCTAGTAATCTAAAACCCCTGCTAGGTAAATACCTTTCAAAAACAGGATCATTTAAGAAATCTTCTACTTTTGCTGGTCTTTTATAGTCTAATAATTCAATCCCTTTCTCTTCTTTATACCAATCAATAACTAATGACCAACAATCTGTTATACCCCAAACCCATTCTCTTCCTAGTAATGGAGCTTTATAACCACTTGGTTCGCAGTAACCCCACTTTTCTGTTTTTGGATTAACAATATGCCAAGGTAAATTAGAATCTTCACAGCTAATCAAATCTGCCTGACTCGGAGTTGGAGGAGTAACTGGATGACTATGAACAATGCCTGTAATCTCACCAACAGAATCAGCCTTTACATAATCAACTGGATCGAGAACAAAACATTGATATGAAGTCATAGATAAATTATTACAGGGATAATATCTTTCTTTACCTTTTACATTTAACAAAAGACCAACAGATTCTTTCGGATCTTCAACTTTTGCATGACTGAGAGCAGCTTCCTTCCAATCACTCATGGCATAAACGTACCAATAGAAGGAAATAGTTGCTTAGTGCATACTCTTAAAGGGATTCTTATATTTGCCAGATCAAAAGAAGCAGCTAATTCAAATTGAACAACGGCTCTATTTTCTGCTGATTTTCTATCTATTTTGTAAATTTGTTGAGGATATTCTGCTGTTGGATCAGGTGTTCCGTAAGGGTTTGATTGACTTGTAGAAGTTGAACTTGTTTGTTGTTGGATCGTATTTGGGTTATTCATTGTAATTGTATTTCCCATTCCATTACCATGAACGCTGCAATAGTATCTCAAATCATTTGGTGCGGTTGGATATGCTGGCTGATAAGTTACTGTTGCCCCTGCTTGCCCTGGAGTTCCGCTTACTGTTGTAGTTTGTGCTCCTCCAGCATCAGATTTTATTCTTAGTGGATGATTTGCATTTGTAGCATCTGACTGATTAAAAATATAAGTTGATGCACGTTTCATTGTAAGAACTGGATTCGTGCTTCCATTAATAGCAAAATAATTAGAACCACCTACATTCACTACTGTTACTGTGTAAGTTACAGTTTCTACATCAGAAGGATCAGCAATAGTTGAAGTTGATGTAGTTGTTGTGGCTACAGGATCAAAATTTGCAGAGTCTAAAAATCTAGCTAAAGTTGTTCTTCTTTTTACTACCGCACCAGTAAGATCATTTCCAGGAGTTACCTGATTTACGTTTAATAAAATAGCTGTAATTACATTGGTAACATTACTAATAGTTAGAGTGGGTCGAGGTAATTGACCATTTGCATATTTAAACCCATCAGCTTCCATTGGTATTGCAATATAAGTATTCCCATCCCAAATAATATTTCCATTATTAACTTCATTCGTACCAGCATGAAATCTATATGTAGTAGCCGATCCATGTAAAGCTGCATCTGTTGTTAGTTCAAACAACTCTATAAGTGAACCAGGATTTATTGCTTGGGTTTCAGATACAGGATTTGCCATTAGGGTTCAAATACTTGTGTAAATGTTGCATTAATTCTATTTCGATCAAAACTAAATACTTCTTTAGTAAAAGAAGGACATACCCATTTAAAAGTAGTAGATGAATCTGGAGGAGACCAATCAAAAGATGCTCCATCAACTTTTCTTGCTTCTAAAAATGTTTCAATTTCTCCTGCATCTTCATTGTCAACATTAAATGTAAGACTCCATTGCTTTGCTTTTTGATTTATACCAAATGTAAATCTTTGTTGGTAGCCATCACCAAACTGAACTGTTCTGGTATTAGTAATATCAGTTTTATTTGCAGAAAAAACAGGGTTATAACTAGGAAAAGTAGCCATTATCTTAATAAACCTCCAGGTCTTCTTTGTTTTAATAATTCTGATTGTATCGCTGCTGAGATAGCCCTGCCAAGTTCTTTACTTTGTTGTTCATCACCTTGAACAGACGATCCAGAAGCATCTACATTTACGCTGATGTTTGTACTACCTCCTCCACCTAATTTATCATTAGGTATTATTGTACCTGATCTTTTGGGTACGAATAATTCTGGGCCTTTCTCTCCCACTAATGATGGTTTACCTACAGGTGGATTTCCTCCACTTGCAAAACCTAAAAGTCCTCCAAAACCAGGTATTCCTCCCAAAATAGTGTTTACACCGAGTCTTATTAGACTTGAAGATAAATCGTTCAATATTGATTTTGCGGCATCACCTAAAGATTTTGTTCCTTGAATAGCCGCAACCAGATTATCACTAACACCAGAAGCAATAGATTCTCCAATTTTTTCAAAGGCTGTGCTTATATCAGTAGTTGCTTCATGTAATTTTACTGTTAATTCTACTGATCTCAGCTTTTCATCATTTACACCTTTTATAATATTTTTTTGTTCTTCTATCTTTGCATTTGCTATATCAATGTTTTCTTGTTCTTTTGTGTTAATTCCAAATCTTTTTTCTGCATTTTCTTTTATTCTATCTCTTTCTTTTGTTAACTGATCTAATGTCATGTCTAAGGTATCTCTTCTAAGATCAAATTCCTGTTGAACTTTAGACACCTTTTCAGCAAGAGCAGTCTTCATGGAGAGCTCATTTTGCTTTATTCTGTCTCTTAAATCTATTTCTTCCTCTAATTGTTTTAATGTAATCTTCCCTTCGTTTACAGTAGCTCCAGCTTGTATTCTTGTTTTTTCTTCTGCTGCAAATATTTTTTCTTGTTTTGATAATCTTTCGTCATCTGCTCCCTGTCCAGAAACTCCAGATAGACCTTTAGCAAGACCTCCAAATCCAGCACCTCCAGGGGTAAATACCTGACCTATTTTACCAAAAAATGTATTATTAATTGCATTATCTAGCTTACTAAAAAATCCTTGATTTTCCCTACGATCTAATAATCCTTGGGCTTCTTCATTACCTGTTCCTGCTGCTCCTGCCACTATATCTCTTGCTTCTCCTCTTTCCAAAGCTTCACTTAAACCTAAAACTTCATTTGTAAAATTAATTATTCTAGCTACTACAGTCTGTAATTGAAGATTTAATTTAGCAAATTCTTGTGACATTAACCTACCTGTATTTGCAAATTTTTCAATAGCATCTACACCTCCTCGACCTATCTGCCTTGCC